TTTTGATTTTCAACATCCCACTTGTAATCATTAATTATTCTTTCAATAACATAATCTTTTTTCAAGGTAAATGAAGGTTCATAAATACGAACCCTATTATTGGGCTGAACAGCAAAATTACCATCATCTCGTTGTATGACGTGTCCACACTTGTGCTCGGAAGGACTTTCTGAATAACCATCATCCATAACGTTTGTATCTGGATTGTGCCAGTCAAGAGTAAATAAATAGGTTCCATCATGTCTTGTCTTTGTTCTATCAATATATGACATTCTAAGGTTTGTAAGGTTTTCAAATTTAGTCACAGATATGTGATGACTAAAAGCGTTCCATAAAACTAAATTATGTAAGTCTATTTCAGGAACTCCAGGTTTTGTACAAAATGCACTAATTGGTAATCTCCACCATAACCCACCATCTTCCATCATTATGTGAAATAAAGGGCTTCTGCTTTTTATACTAGCAACACCAAATATAACACATGGGAAATACTTATCATGACTATCTAACTGATTCCTTAAATAGTTTCCACGCACATAACATTCTATGGGAGGTATGTTTGCATTTAACTCTGGCATTATTCTATTCCTCCTACTGCTTTATTCCAATTATTAATAGCCCAGTGACCGATACCACAAGCGTCAGCAACGTCATTATCGTTAATGATTTTATCATAGTTGATTTCAATTAATTTCATTGTCCTTTCTTTTCTTATCTGCCGTTCAAATGTTTTATACCAAGAGATTGATTTTCCAGGATTTTTTAATCTAATCTCTAGTTGTTCTTCTTTACTTAATTTTTTATTTCCTAAATAGTTTTGCCAGGTAATTGGGGCTACGGTTCCTATTTGTTTTGTTCCAGTTAGCCCTGCTGCACCAAGCAATGCACCCTGAACCAATGCAAGATCTGCAGCAGTCTTAGGACTATTCATAAAGACTGTGTGTTCAATTACTATTGCTTCAAATCCACCAGAGTATTCAAAAAATGCTTTTGTTTTAGCACAAGCGTCCATTACTTTTTCATAATTATTATTACCTTCAAATTTTATTTTTCCAATAGTCTCAAGTTTTTTATTTTCAAATAACGCAAAAGCAAGGCTGTTAGTACTAGCATCAATGGCACATATTTTATTTGGTTCCACTACTGCACCCCACTTAGTCTTGTTCATAATCAAAAAATCCTTTTATTTGTTTTAACATTTTATCAACATTTTTTTTACTTACATTACAATTTGAACAAAATCCAGAGTCGTTATAAATTGATAGGTCTACGCCACAACCACCAAGGCATTTTCTTACCTTGCCAATTCTTTTTTTTCTACGAGTTATGTGGTAGCGTTGCACAATTTTATCTTTTGTTGCAATGTCTCTACACTCAATCCCGCAGTAAATTTGATAACTTACTTTGGGATTAAATGCCTTATCACATTGATCACATAGTTTCACTTAATTCCTCAAGAGGTTTAATTTTTAAAACCCCTACTTCTGCCTCTGCACAGGCTTTTTGGATAGGACAAACTTTACAGATTTTTGAGTTTGCTCTATATGTTTTTACTGGAATATCTCTATCTGTCCAAGCCTTGCGAACTTGTTTCATCCAGTCAAAAGCGTAATTAACCCAGTTACGATATTCATCATTTACTAATACTGGCAAAGTTAATAATTCATGATTATTTTTATTTTCATAAATTAAAACACCTTTATCTTTTTTTAATATCTTCATATACATTAGTAATTGCATAAGGTGTTTGCCTTTTGCTTTTCTATTTGCTTTTTTATATTCAAATCCATCGTTTGGCATTGTCTTAATTTCACCAAGAATTGATTCACCTTTATAGTCAAGCATTACATCCCCATAGCCAAAGATAGGAGGATCATCTACCTTAACTGTAAACTCTAATGCTGGATGTTTTTGTTTGCCATACTTACGCTCTGTTTCAAACTCCATATCTTTATCTAAGATATCTGCTTTAATCATTGCATCTTGAATTCGATCATGGCTTAAAGAACCACTTGTCCTATTTGCTACACCATATGGGTCAGCATTATCATAAAACACTGCGCCATCAAAAGCAAGATACCAAAACCTTGCACATTCTCCAGCACCATAAGTAAGTGTTGATGGAGAAAAAGAATATTTCTTAGTAAACTTTGGTTTAATATCTGCTACATATCCTTGTTGAATAGCGTCTACTAATCCTTCTGTATACCCAATATCTTCGTTATGTTTTGGTTCATCTGTTCTAATCATAATTTGTTTTAGTAAGTTTTTACTCATGTTTTATCCTTTGTTTATATAAGTATACCAGGTTAGCGTATTATGTATTTAAGTGCTGACACTAAGTTGTTAATTGATTCTGCTGCCGTGAAATATATGTTTTTCTTTGCCCTATCGCCTTTATCTACATTAGCCATCCAGGTTGCTTTGAATGACATTTTTGCTGCAATTGCCTGAAGTCTTACAATTTCAACAGTAGCAACATTAAACGGAACATCTGGTTTAATGATTAATTTAGCAATCATTGTTAAGGCGGTTGTTAACTCTTCGTCATTCATATAGTCAGCAATCTCAGTCAAACCATTGACCATATCTATAGTTGTTCCTGTTTGTTTAACTTGCTCTATCATTTTACTTACCCTCCGTTAGTTGTTCTAAAAGATCCATTTCAATTATAGCAAGCCTTACCTTTGTATTACCTTCTCCAAGTATTACAACAATTGCTGGAGACTTATCAATCCCCGACTTTATTGAATCAGTAACAGCCTTAGCCCATACATCTTTATTTAATGTAAAAGATTTTCCAACTTCTTTAAAATCAACTATAAAATTTCTCCAAGTTGCATCGCCTTTTTTATTATTGCGACCAGAGTTTTTATGTTGTTTAGCCCCAATTCTTTTAGACTCGCTTTTTTCACTCATTAGCAAAGTCTTTCTTTTTTCTTTTTGGTGGAATTAACCCAACTTTAGATATATGTTTTTTAGAACACATCCAGGTTGCATCACCAGTTTCTCTCCAATACCTTAAAGAACTAACTTCTTCTTGACAAGTTTTGCATGGAAACTTGCCTGGATATATTGTAAAATTGTTAGACATTACTTAGTTTAGTCCTTAACTGTTGTTGTAAGTCTAAATCTTCTTTTATTCTATTAATAATTCCTTCTCTTCCTTGTACCTTTGTACCGTCATCTAATTGATACCAGGCTCCAGTTCTATTTAATAGACCAACTGACTCAGCCGTATCAACAAGATCACCAATAGCGTCAATGCCAATATTATCTCCACGGAAATAGAAATCGTATTCCCCAGATTGGAATCCAGGAGACGTTTTAGAAAATTGTAACTCCCAACGAATCTTTCTACCAATCTTTTCTTCAATGAGTTTATCGCCAACCTTAATCTTACCTTTGATAGCCTGATTGTCGGACTCAGAGGAAAATAACTTGATAACACAAGATGAATAGAATTTAGTAGCCTGCCCACCAGAAGGCTGCTGGCTAGTATACATAGCACTAATATTGTTACGGCTCTGACTAATAAGAACCAAAAGAGTTGGCTTAATTTTATTATTTGCATAATTAAGCATTTTCCAAGCGTTACTAAAATCACGAGACTCCGCTCCAATCTGTTTTGTATTTTCTAAAGCCTTCATTTCATCTGTATCTTTTTCAAAATATATGGCAGGAAGCATAGAAGTTATAGAGTCGATGACAATTAAATCAACTCCAGCATTTATAAGTCCAACACCAACATCTACCATATCGCTAATAGTTCTTGCTTGAGAGTAAATTAATTTTGTTGGATCAACCCCTAATTTCTTTGCCCAATCTTCAGAGTATGACATTTCAGAATCAATCCATGCACAGACCTTGCCTTCTGCTTGCGCCAAAGCAATCATCTGTAAACACATAGATGACTTAGCCGATGACTTACTTCCCCATACCAGGACTTGTCTACCGTATGGTAGTCCACCGCCTAGGGCACGGTTTAATCCAAAACTTGGTGTTGGTTGATAATCAAAACTAATACCTTCGCCAGTTCCAAGTCGTTTTCTAAGTCTTGGATCTAATTGAGATAATACATCTTCTACACTAACTGACATTTACATCCTCCATTATAACGGTTCCATCTTTGGTTTTACCAAAACTAAATTTATACGATTTACCTTCTTCAATATGCATATATGCTTTAGGAAATGCAGTAGGAAATACTGTAACAGAGTGTAAGTCTCTAGCCGTATCTGCTAAAGTTAAAGAAGCCATTTTCTTTCCAGCCTTTGTAATTCTTGGTTTAAAAGAAACTACAAACATTTCTTCCTCACTATATGGTAATTGTTTGTAACCTAAAAACTTAACAAGTGCATTTGAAGATTCTTTTATTTCATCAACAGGAATTGCAGAGACAATCCTATTGTCATTAGCAAGAACCAAATAAGTACGACCCGTCTCAATAGTCGTTCCTTCTTCATCAAATATACCAACACTCCCAGTTTTGTCAAGAATTTCAACTCGTGACCATCCCTTTCCTCGTTTAATTGCTTTAACCATACCCATTAAAATGTATGATCCCTTTTCTTCAAATGAATCAACGTCTTGAATAAATGCATAATAGTGTGAGGGAATTGTTATGTTAAACTCTGGTAGATTTAAGTATTCATAAATATTTTCTTTAATCTCACTATCGTTTCTTTCATTATCGGCAAAGGTTGCTGCACCAATAAGTCTAAGAGCGTTAAGCGCTCTACTGTTTACGCCATTACCTTTTGTAAAGGTAAATTCTTCAAGTTCTTTGTATGTTTTAAATGGACGAGCAGCAATATATTTTTCAGCAATGTTATTAGAAATAAACTTAATTCCTGTTAGCCCAAACCTTATGCCTTTACCTTCAATTTTAAAATCAAGATCTGAATCATTTATATGAGGTAGTTTAACTGATATGCCCATACGTTTTGCTTCAATTAGATATTCTGTTCTACCGTCTTTATCCTTTTCATTTTTAAGAAGGGCAAACATAAACTCAAGTGGATAGTAGTATTTTAACCACGCCGTCCAATACGAGAGCGTAGAGTAAGCAACCGCATGAGACTTGTTGAACGAGTATCCCGCATGCGCCTCAAAGTCATGCCATAGATCACGAGCCTGATTGGGAGCAATATAGGCAGAAGCACCAGTAATAAAACGTTCTTTATAAATATCGAACTCTTTTGCATCTTTCTTCTTTCCAATAATTTTACGTACCTTGTCAGCATCAGACATTGACATTCCACCTAGGTGAACACAAGCCTGCATAACTTGCTCTTGATACAGGATACACCCATATGTATCATCTGTGAACTCTTTCATAATTTGGTGGGTATAGGAAACATTCTGCTTACCATGCTTACGAGCAATATAGTCTTTACCAATAGTATTCATAGCACCTGGACGAACTAAAGCATTTGATGCTGCTAACTCATTAAAGTTCTTTACTCCCATTTTTACTAGGAGGTTTGTATATGGTGTTGCTTCACACTGGAATACACCTTTTGTATACCCGTCTGAAAGCATCTCATATACTTTGGGATCTGCCATATCAATTGATAAAAGATCGATGTCTTTGTAGTGATTTTGTTTAATCATATCAATAGCATCTTTTACTACGCTTAAAGTTTTAAGACCTAATGCGTCAATTTTAATAAGACCAATCTTTTCAGCCTCTTCCATATCAACACCAACCACAGGAATGCGATCATCGGATCCAGGAGAAGAGCGAGTTTCCAATGGCGCATACCTAAATATTGGATCCTTACTAGTAACCACACCAGCAGCATGAATGCCAGTACCTCTAATACGACCACGTAATTGTTCTCCATAAATCTCCACCTCTGGATATTTTTCTCTAAACCACAGTGTAGTTTTAGAGGTACAATATTCATCCCAAGTATCGACTAACTTTAATACTTTGTTAACATCTGTTAATGGTATATCTAAAACTCGTGCAACATCTCTTACAACACCTTTATCTTTAAACTCAAGGAATGTAGCAATAGATGCTACGTGTCTATACTGTCTAACTAAATAATCTTTTACTTCATCACGACGAGTATCTTGAATGTCCGTATCAATATCAGGAAAGTCGTTACGTTCTGGATTAATAAAACGGAAAAACAAAAGACCATGTTCTATTGGATCAATTGTTGTAATACCAAGTAAATAACAAACTAAAGAACCAGCAGATGATCCACGACCTGGACCAACTAAAACACCTTCTTTTTTAGCCCAATTAATCATATTGCTTACTACAAGAAAATATGGTGCAAATTTTTTATTACGAATAATTTCTAACTCTTCGTCAAGTCTTTGTTCATAAATATCATTTCCAAGCCAGTTGTCGGTAAGCCGATATTTTTCAAGTCCTGCAAACGCTAAGTTTGCTAACTCTTGATCTGGGTTTTTATATTGAACTGGTAAAAGATTTAGCCCATCTTTAATGTCATAGTCTTCTACTGTATCTGCTAAAAGTATTGTGTTTGAGTATATGTCTGGTCGATCAATACCCTGCAGTTCCATTGCTGCCTTAATTTCTTCATAAGATAATAGATGGATATCAAATTTATTAAATGTTATTTGGCGGTCTTCTCCGTATAAATAGTCAAGTCTTTCCATCATATCTGTTTTCTTTTTAGACTTTTCGTATGTTGCTTCTTTGTTTATTTTTCCATGTGTATTTAAAATTAACTTAAATTCTTGTATTTCTTTTTGCAATGTATCTGAATGATGACAGTCTGGTGTAACAACAACCTTTATATCAAACTCATCAGCAAGTTCAATAAGATATTTATTTATTTCTGGTGTGTTGTGTGGCATAACCTCAATATAGTAATCGCTACCAAAGTTATCTTTAAACCAGTTAATGTTCTTTTTAGCAATTGCAAACTCTTGCTCTTCTAGTGCTTTAACAATAACGCTACTAGGACAAGCAGAGGTTACAATAATTCCTTCTTTATACTTTTTAAGAATCTCAAAGTCAAACCTTGGTTTCTTAAAAAACCCATCTGTCCATGCAATTTCACTAATCTTGTTAAGGTTTTCCAAACCTTTTTGGTTCTTGGCTAGAAGGACAATGTGGTTATAGACAAGATCTTGTTGACCTTCTCTTTCAGACTTATCTCTTTTATCAGATATATCTGCACACATGTATCCTTCTAAACCAAGGATTGGCTTAATACCCTTTTCTTTTGCAGCACGATACAACTCTCTGTGACCAGAAAGTGTACCGTGATCTGTAATTGCAAGAGCGTTCATACCCAACTTGCTAGCACGGTCTACATACTCTTGTGGAGTTGCTATGCCGTCAAATAGGGAGTAGTGAGTATGAACATGTAAGCCTACATAGTTCATCTATTACCAGTCTACGTTGGTAGCAGATGAAGTTGTTGGACCGTCAAAGCCTAAGTAGAATGCTTCTTGTTCAGCATAAGGAATTTTCTTTAATGCTAACTCAAGAGGATAAGGCTTAAATGCTGACCAGTCAAATGGCTCTGTATCTGGTGCACCTGGAATGGTTGTGTAACTTGTTTCAGTACCCTGACCATTTCGCTTTACTTTCCAGACTACGTTTGAGATGCTACCTGTTTCAAGTGCATACTCACGAATTGTATTAAATGCTGATTGCTTGCTAACACCCATTGACCAAATAGCCACATACGGTGCTTCAATGCCATCGTCGACTAAAACATTGCAATAGAAACGAAGACGTGCTCTCCAGCCAGCCTTTACATCTTTACGATGCATTTCTTCTGCCCAGTCACGACCTTCTGATTCCATTGTGTCTACAGCCTTGCGCTTGTAGTCTTTTGGATTTGTATGTTCCTTAACGACTAGAGCAAGACCACGGTCTGCATTATAATTTGCAGAGTCTTCATCTAATTCTTCAATGAAACGGATTTTTACTGCTTGTCCATCGGCAATTTTTAACCATCTTACCTTTGGAGAGTTTTCATCATATTTTGGTTTTTCGAGCAGGGCATTTATATTTTTTAGTCCCTTTACTACGCTCATATATTCTCCTTCGTTTGTTATATTAGTTTAACATAGTTGATATAGATTTGTCAAATTGAAACTCTATGCTTCGAATTGCCTCATCATCCATATCGCCTATATCTTTATATTTTTTATCTATGTTTATTACGGTCACTAATGAGCCAAGTTTTTCAATTAACTTATCTCTCATTATTGAACCAGCCTCGTCATTGTCTGCAACAAGAACAACATTGTTGAAGTATTTTGCTAACAGTTTGATCTGTGATGCAGATACGTTAGCCCCCAGAGTTGCCACTGCTGGGAATCCTACTTGGTCTAGCCTTATAGCATCAAAAGATGATTCAACTACATACACAATACTAGATGCTTTAATTCTGTGTAAGTTAAACAATATTTTACCTTTTGGAAGTCCTGGAGTATTTTTAAACTCTTTACCTTCTACAGATCGACCAACAAAGCCAAGTGTTAATCCATCTGGAGAGTGAACTGGTATAGTCAACATATCTTGTTTTTCTGAATAACCAAGTCCAAACTTTTTAACTGAATCTTCTGTTATGTATCTTCCAGCATAATATCTCATTGCTCTTGGAGACTCTAGAGCCTGATTATTTAATCTTTTAATTAACACCTCGTCATACTGAACAAAATCTGGTGGAGCATACATTGCTTTATTAATTACACTCTCAATGTTAGTTTCTGTTTGTTTGCTTTTTATATATCTTGCCGCTTCAAAATAAGTTCTACCAGTTACAAACATTACAAACTCTTCAAGATTTTTAGTTGTTTGACATCCAAAACAAAAGAATAGTCCACTATCTTTTGCAATTTCAGCAGCAGGAGTTCTAGTGTTATTATGATATGGACAATAGATTATGTAATCATTGCCAAACTCTGCTTCGACATCAATACCTGCACCACTAAGCACTCTTTGTATTTGTTCTTTACTATAAATGTTATTTACCATCTTCGTAATCCTTATATCTGTAATAACCTTTGTCAAAATCTACTTGTACTAAAAAGTCTCCCATAAAACCGTTACGATTTTTTCTAAATACACATTCAATAATATCACTATTTGTAGCACGACCTAATGCCATAACCCAGTCAGCATCGTAAGCAATTTGTCTAGACCATGCAGTCTGACCAAGTGTTGGTGCGCTGCTTAAATCTTTTACATCGTCAGGAGTAGCAGAAGAAATAGCAATAATTGGAACCTCTTCTGATATAGCCATTAACTTTAATTCACGAGAAAGGTTTTTCATTCTAACTGTTTCATTCTCAGATTTTTGATTTGGAGACATAAGTTGTAAATAGTCTACAATTATAAAGTCTGGTTTATACTGATCAATTTTTCCACGAATAACAGATGGGTTTACTTCTCCACCACTATCATTAGAGATAATATGAAACTCTGGTTTGCCTTCTATTTTATTTTTATGCCAATTCTTTAACATATCAATTTCAACTTCACCATTGCTAAGTTTGCGATGAGACCAAAGACCTTCACCCATAATAGCAAACACACGATTACGAACTTCTGTCTCAGACATTTCTAAAGAAATAACTAATGGAGACTTACCTTGTTTCCATGCCTGAACTGCAAAGTAAAGTGCTAGCCATGATTTACCAATTCCAGGATAAGCCAAAAAGACACCTAGTTGTCCTGGCATAATTCCAGAAGGTAGGTAGTTATCAAATCCTGGTAAACCTGTTTTAATTCCAATTTGACCAGTCTCTTTTTGTTCTTTAATCTTTTCAAAATATGCAACGGCAGACTCTAGGTCTGTTGCATCAATATCACGTATGGCAGATGTATTCTTTTTTAGTTCAGATGTTTTTGTAATAAGACCATTAAGGGCTTCTGTGCCATTACCAGTTTGAACTTCTCCTGCTGCAGATCTTAAAATATCTTTTAGGCTATCGTTTAAGTATTCAGTCTGTAACTCTTCAAGATGGTGTTTAGTTGCACCAACATTCTCTACTGGCTGGAAGTCTCTAAACTTTTCTACAACCAAAGAGGTTGGAGGAACTACACTATTATTTTCAAAATACAACCTTATAAAATTCCAAACATCATTATGAGTCCTAAGAAGGTTTTCAACATTAGCCTGTAGAAGTACGTGCATTTGTTTGTCTTGTAATAATGCTGAGATAACTCTTGCTTCTGTATTATTCACTGAGCCACCTCCTTGCTAATTTTCTTCGCTCTATTCGTTCTAATGTATCTTTTTCAAAATCTAGTTTACCGTTAATAATCTTTTCTGCATTATATGCAAAATAGTTCCAATTTGGTTCTTGTGCAATACTAAAATAATATTCTAGCAAATCATAACAAGCAGAAATACCATAGGACTCTACTAAGGCATCAGCAGACCATTGCTCTACATTTAAATTTAAAGATGGCTTTTGCTCATACTTTGCTGTATGTAACTTACTGTACCTACTAAGCAAAGCCATGCGGTCTTTGCGTTCAGCCATTAGTCTTTGCTATCAGCCTCTAATTGTGCTTCTTGAATTTTTTCAGTTAGTTTGTCTTCAACAAACTTATAGACTCTATCAAAAGCCTGATCTGAGTTTTCACCATCACGCTTAGAATCAACAACCCCTAGATCAATTCTTAAAGACTGAAAATTGCCCAGATTAAGTGTATATCCTAGAGTTACTGATACTTTTGTATTATTGTTTTCCATACCCCACCTTTTCTCTATTTTAAATGTTTTCAGACCAGATTGGAATATACCTTCCGTCATCTGTCTTTGTATATGTAAGTATACCTTTTCCCATTCGTCGTGTCAACTCTTGGTTCGTAGGCGTCATATTATTTGTTATTAGTCCATCTTTTCTTGGTTGCCCCATATGTATAGATGCCAGTATATCACGAATCACCTTCACTGCGCTTTCTGAATAGTATGATCTTATTTGCCATCCAGTTCTTCCATTAATGGTAGATCCTACTGGTGGCGGAATAACTCCTTTTTTAATTAATGTTGGCATATATTTTCTATGACGATTAATTAATCTAGCAGTCTCAGCAACCGTATACGCTTTTTCTCTATTTTTTCTAAAATCAGTTCTTAAGCAAGTCTCAACCCTATCTTTATTAATGTTATATACAGACACTAAACCAGTAGATCTTGAACTATGGTAAAGCCTTACAAGGTCTCCATTAAGAAACCAAATTTTTTTACTTCCTTTTACTATAGACTCGTTATTGTAAGTTTGGCTCTCGATAATTCCTTTGCCAGTAACCATCTGCCCTCTCCGCTTTCAGTTGGTGGATGATAAAACCTTCTTGATCCACACCGAATACAATACGTTTCCATATGCTGTACGCTTGTATATTGTCTGTCAATAAACAAACGACCAGAACACTTACTACAAAAAATCATACAAAAGTTACTTTTAGTTTGGAAGTCCGACAGCAATTAAGTTTACAGCCAAAGACAAGTTGCCAGAAGCATTAAACCTAACAAAGCCATCAACCTTAGAGGTTGTTATGTCTCGTAAAACAACTGTAACGTTTTGTCCTGCTGCTTCGCCAGTAATATTTTTTGCTGTTGCCGTAACTATTGGAGGAAATTTAAATTCACTTTGAAACGAATAAGTAAAAGCCTTTTCATTGCCTGCGCTAACTGTGCTATTTGAAAAAATTGGAATATAGGCTCCTATTATTTTTGCATTTGATGTTTTTATTGTTTCTTTACTTGACGATCCGTTATCAATAGTTGTAAAGTTATAAGTTGCAGAAGAGACCTGTGTAGACAAATCGTTTACTGCTTTTGCTAACTCATAGATATAAGTAACATCTAGTGGTTGCCCACGCTCTGGTAATGGTATTTTTGACATTTATCCTCCTGTTTAATTATACCAAAGAAACTATACTTGATTCAAATATAGTTAATTCAGCATTTCTTGTCTTGTTAATTCCTTCAACCTGGACTGCAACCCTAACATTTATTGTAGCAGAATCTTTTTTAACAAATCCATATGTGTGTATTGGCGATGTTCCGTGATACTCATAGGTTCCGTTGTCAAATTTTACAAAAATATCATATTTGGGTCTAGTATTCTCATCACCCCAGACTGCAATTAAACTATTTCCGTTTCTCGAAAGATTTCCGCTTACAGGCTCAATGGTATTTGCAACTGCTGTAAATATTGAAGAATAATGAGAAGTTCTGTTTTTATCATCAGACACAATCCTGTATCTTAAAACATACTCATTGTCGTCATTTACTGGTGGCAATTGACTCCTTGGAATAACTAATTTTTTAATCCCTGCATCAGCCATTACGACACACCAACAGAAAATCTAAATTCAACATAGTTGCTAGTATTGGGAGACTTTATAACGGTTTCTTGATTTTCATTTTTTACAATAGAATACCCCGTTAGTCCATAAAGTGGATTAACTGTTTGAGTATTTTCTAATCTTAAAGCATCTAATGCAATATAATAGTTATTAGAAGGAACATTAAACTCTCCACTTTCATCTGTAATAACACAAGCATAAATTTTTATTACAGTTGCTATTTCCCAACTAAAATTTTCTGTTTTGTATAAATCTTGTAATTTTTTTGATATTACAAAATATCTATTTTCTTCAAAGTCTGCAAGTGTATTGTACTCTCCTTCTGAATCTGCCAAATTTCCAGAACTTCCCTGGTTTAGTTCTGCTTCAAACCTTGCATACTGTGCTCCGTCAGGAGAAGAAAACTCAACAAGAATTCTAACTGTTTCAGGTATTGAGGCTGAATTTCCATCTCTGTTTACTAAAGAAAACGCTAATTTTAATTCATCGTTTGGAGAGTTTCTTGATAGATCAATGTTGGCTCCTGTTAATCTTATATGATTTGATTCTGATTCAATTACAAAGTGATCAAGGGTTTCATCGCTTTCAGAACTAAGAGTTAAGTTTGCTTGATCGCCCCTAATTAAAATTACGTTATTTAAAAACCTACACCTTTCATACCTATTTGCACGAGATGGATTAAAGAAAATAGTGTTATCGGCATTTGTTTTAAATACTACACCGTTATTATCAAGAATTATATTGCCAGCGCCACCATCAAGCGCTTCAGGCTTTGATAGAATTTCTGTCGTTGCAGCGCTAGTAGCATACTGCCAACCTTCTGTTGTTGTAAATGCAAAAATTGTTTTACTATCGTAAACTCCAGCAGAAGGATTTGATCCAGCAGAGTATAAACCTATTTCTGATATTTCATATCTTTCTTCTGTTGGTAATTCTGCAGTAAATACAATTTTGTCAACACCGTTTTCGTTTACAAATCCTCTAGAAGAGATTGGCACTCTAAACATTTCAAATTCTAAATTCTTTTTTAAAGAAAAATCTGCAGAAGTATCGTTAGTATCTAGTGGTGTTGGTCCACATCCAATTGCAATATATGACGCATATGCTGGAGCCTGGCCAAGCAAATATTTGCCAATAATATTTTTCCCAATACTGGTTATCATGATTCATTCCCATCAAATTGCACAATATATATTGTACCACTTGTGCTTAGTTCAACCTCAATTTGCTCATCATTGTTTAAACCTATTGCCTCTATAATTAGATCGCCTTGCCCATCAACGTAAACATTTGCATCATTTAATCCATTGCCCTTATTTGGAGTTTTTTCATTAAAATTAATAGAAAATCCAGAAAAGTATTGATCTGATGTTTTTTGTAAACCAAGAATGTTATTAGGATTGTACTGTTGCTGTAAGGACTTGATGTTTTTTATTGGTTCATAAGATATGTCTTGTCCATTAATTGTGTCATTTCTTGATATGCTTACTAATTCTTGAGCAGAAAGGTCTTCAAAATATAACGTCGCCATTTCGTTTATTAATTGATCATTATCTTCAAACAATATAATATCTGGTGTTGCTGCTTTTATATGATTAACATTTGATGTTGACAGTATTTGATTTAAGGTTGCGGGAGTTTGTGGTGTTGCAGATAAACTAATTGACATTTTTATACCTCACTTAAATAAATAGTCATATCTGGACCATCTATATTTCTTGAATACTCTATATTATATACTACAAACCTATCATTTTCTGTAGCAACTAAATCTAAATCATTAGAATCTTTATAATTAATTGTTACAAGATCTCCTAGTTGTATTGTTGGTGTAGCAAATATTTTTACACCTATTGATTTTTTAGGAGTCATAATTTTATTAATAATCCATCCCATTAGGGCTTCTG